ACATAAACGGTGATTTTGTTACGTTTAGCGGAGCATCTGCCGTAGGTGGGTTGACCTTAAATGGCGAGTTTCAGATAACGTATTCTACCGGCAACACATACACCATAGAATCAAGCAGTGCAGCTTCGTCTTCTGCTACTGGTGGTGGATCTGTAACAGCAAAATACCAGATAAATGTAGGCCCAGAGTTTGCTGTGCCTCTAGTAGGTTGGGGTGCTGGCGGGTGGAATGAAGGCACATGGGGCAATGGTGCTATTTCTACGGACTCTTTGCGTTTATTTAGCCAGTCTAATTTTGGTGAAGACCTTATATTTGGCCCTCGTGGTGCCAGTATTTATTATTGGGATGCTAGTAATGGGCTTACTACACGAGCGGTAGAGCTATCGTCCTTAACGGGCGCTTCTAACACACCGACAAAACAAAATTTTATTCTTGTATCAGACGTAAGTAGGTTTGTATTCTGCTTTGGTGCTAATACGTTAGGGTCTGCTGTGCAAGATCCAATGTTGATACGGTGGTCAGATCAAGAAAGTGCTGTAAATTGGACACCCGCAGCTAATAATCAAGCAGGGGATTTACGTCTTTCTAAAGGATCAGAAATAATAACTGCTCTACAGTCTCGCCAAGAAATTTTAGTCTGGACTGATTCAGCCCTATATTCTCTACAGTATGTGGGTGCACCCGCTGTGTGGGGTTCTCAGTTGCTTGGAGATAATGTATCCATAGCCTCACAAAACGCCGCAGTATACGCTGATGACATAACTTATTGGATGGGTGCGGATTCTTTCTATCTATACGATGGCAGAGTTAAAAATCTACCTTGCGCGTTAAAAAGACACGTTTTCAATGACATAAACCAAGAACAGATAGAACAGGTTTTTGCAGGCACTAACGAGGGTTTTGATGAGGTCTGGTGGTTCTATCCGTCAAACAGTTCTTCAACTGTAGACAAATACATTGTCTATAATTACGTGCAACAGATCTGGTACTTTGGCAGCTTAGCTAGGTCTGCATGGTTAGATACTGGTATACGCCAACTCCCCGTTGCAGCTACTTACAGCAACAATCTAGTCACGCACGAAGACGGTGTAGACGACAACGAAAGTGGCACAAGGGCGGCTATTACTGCATTCATTACTTCTGGTGAGTTCGACATAGAGGATGGTGATAGGTTCTCATTTATACGCCGGATCTTGCCCGATATAACTTTTGATGGATCTACAGCAGAAAGTCCCAGTGCAACACTAGAGCTGCTACCGCTACAGTCTTCTGGGTCTGGGTTTAACAGTCCGGCATCTGAAGGTGGAGACAGCAGTGGTACGGTAACTCGTTCTGCTACGGTGCCAGTAGAAAAGTACACCACACAAGTAACTACTCGCGTGCGTGGTAGACAGTTATCTATAAAGGTACAATCCGCAGACTTAGGTGTGCAGTGGCAGTTAGGGGCACCTCGACTTGATATACGCCCTGATGGGAGACGATAGTGCCTATAGATACCACCAGATATAACATAGACTTTGTAGCCCCTGCCCTACCGAACCCACCACAGCAGTACAATCAGCGGGACTTTAATCAGTTCAACAACGCACTTCGGCTGTATTTTTCTCAGCTTGACAAAGCAGTGCGGGACGCTAGCACGTCTCCTCAAGCGCAAGCTGCTGGATGGTTCTTTAGCTAATGTCCAATCTGTACAGAAATGCCAAGGTAGATCTTACTACTACCAACGCAACTACGCTGTACACCTGCCCAACAGCAAAGAGAGCTATTGTTAAGTCTATCCTTGTGTCAGAGGACTCTGGCAATGCAGATACTATCACCGTGACCATTACCGATGCAGACAGTGCTGTATTTAGTCTGTTTAAAACAAAAGCCGTAAGTGCAAACGCTACGGCAGAACTACTTACCGCACCGTTGGTAGTAGAAGAATCCGAGATATTAAAAGTTACTGCCGCCACTGCTAACAGGTTACACGTTGTTGCTAGCCTGCTGGAGGTGGAGTAATGAGTCGCAGAGTTGACGCAGGTAGGGGTCAGTTTGATGAATATGGCAACCCCATATACACCGACGAACAAGTACGCGAGTTTGTCGATTTTTACAGTAGCTACTTAGATACAGGCGCAGACTACTTTGAGATAGATGATGTAGATGAGGTTGACCGTTACTACGATAGGTCTTTTGCAAATGCCATTGCCCGTGCAGGTATAAACCTTTTTCGACGTGATGACAGAGGTAAAACACAACAAGTAAAAGACTGGATAAAGCCCGACAGATATATCGAAGCTACTGGCGCACCAGAGTATCTAAAAGACCTATACGCCCCGAGTAAAAAATTTAACGAGGACGAAGTTAGATATGCCTATGCCATGCTTTCTGGGGCTAATTCGCCTGAAGAAATAACGCAAATCCTTAGCGATTATTATGGGTACGACTTTGTTCCTTCCTCACAAGAATTAGGTGAATTTGGTGGCAGACAGCCTGAAGTCATTGGTTCTCCTGAAGAATTTCATTCGTTCATTGAGCCTATTCTTAAAGAACAAATAACGTATCTACAGGCAACACAAGGTCTAAATTACCAAGACGCATTGGTGCGAACTTTTGAAACAGACCCCATGTTGCAAGGTCTGTACGGGAAATATGGCGTTCCTCCGGTGCGCCAAACTGATGACGGCTCTACTTATGTATACGATCCGTTTACGTATGGTGAGTTACGTACGTTTGAGTCTAAAGACAGAGACTTTCAAAACGCACTAAAGATTATAGGTAGTGTAGCTATAGCACTTGCTGCTCCGCAGATGTTGTTACAGTCAGGTATGTTTGGTGCAGCTACTACAGCGGGCACGTACACACTCACTCAACAGGCTCTGGCTGCTGCTGTTACTTCTGGAAGTATTGAAGCATTAAAAGGCGGAAATCTTAGGGACGTATTAGAAGCTGCTGCTACTGGGGGTGTTTCAACGGTAGGAACTGAATTAATAAGAAGTATACCGTTACCGGGGGCTACTTCTACAGGCGGAATTAGCGTAACTATAGACGGGGCAGGGGCGGCAACGCTAGGAGATTTTCTACCTGATTGGTTAGAGTTTACCAATAAAGTAAATCGGCTCGGTCTATCACCCGCCAGTGCAGGGGGGCTTCTAGCCACCGCAGCAGATCTTGTAAGTAACGGTTCGTTTAGCACTGTATTTGGAGACGGATCTGAAGATGTTTTACAAACTTGTTTTCTTATAGCTCAAGAAATATCAGACCAAGATGATAGAGGTGCAGGCGGAGTAACCGCAGTAGATCTAACAGATGCCATAGAACTATACGAAGAGCTACGCGCAGAGGGACGCACTCATTTAACAATAATGGAAGAGCTTGGTTACGAGCCGTCAGATGAGTTCAAAGACAGAGTTCAGGCAGGTGATCTAGCAAGACTGCAAACGCTACGCGAAGAAAACCCTAAAGCGTACATAGATGCGCTCGGTAAAGTAGATACAGATACCGGCGCAAAACACGAAAACGAAGTATATAACGAAACAGAAGACCCTTCTGCGTTTGAACGGTATGGGCTGGCTAAAATAATTGCTAACCCCGAAGACTATGGCGTGCCAGAAGAATACGCTGAAGCTTTCTCTGATTTTATGAGCGACTTTGCGGGTTTTGTGCTTCCAAGCGCCGAAGAAACTGCAAGAAAAATAATTCCGGGTCTAGCACAGTTTGCAAAAGACGCACTTAGTCTTGCAAGACAGAGTGAAGATCTTTCTACACTGGTAAACAAGTTACCGATTGCACAGTTTATTGACTTGATACCACAAGAGTTTATAGATGAGCAGTTTGCCCAAGCAGAAGAAATAGGCGCTTTAGCTTCACCACGCACTGATACCTTAAAACAAGGCATAGCTAATACTAATCAAAGACTAGCAGAAGCAGAGCAACGTGCGCGAGACCAAGGATTAGACGAGTTTGAAACTGCAATAGAGGTTGCAAAAGCATTCGGTATAAGTGCTGTAGAAGATCCTTATGCCTTAGCTATGAATACTTTATTAGTCGAGGCAGTGGAAGAGGTAGTGCCTCTTATGGCAGGTGGGCTTGCTAAAGTTG